GAACAGCTCGCGCCACATCTGCTTGAGCTCGGGCGTGGGCGTCTTCGGCAGGGCCGCCACCTGCGCGGCGATGCTGTCGGTCATGCTCTCCGTCTCCGTTGACCAGAGGGTCGTGCATGACCGCTTCGCCTGGGCGAGAAGTCGACGCGAACCTGCTCCGCGGTGCTGCCCCGGGGAGCGCGCAGACGCGCGCGGATCCGCAGGATGCCGGCGGCCATGATCTCGGCGATCTCGTCGAGGCGCTCGGCTGGGCTCATGAGGTCGGGGCGGAGGGCGGTGAACATTGGCGGTTGACTCGTGAACCGCCTCGGATCATATTGCTTGTTGACGGGACGCGCAACGCTATAACGATCCCGGAGGAGGACAGGAGCTTAAGGCCATGGCCTTTGGACGCTACATCAGGAAGAAGCGCGAGGCGGCGGGTATCCCCTTGCGCGACTTCGCCCAGCGGATCGACATCTCGCCCGCCTACTGGTCACGGATCGAGCGCGAGATGGAGAAGGCGCCCAAGGACGACCTGATTAAGAAGGCGGCGCGCGTGCTCGGGCTCGGGCTCGACGAGGTGTTCATCGAGGCCAGCCGCCTGCCGCCTGACATGCAGCGGGACGTCCGCGGCGTGGTGCAAGCGTATCGCAAATTCAAGCAGTCGGAGGACTGAGGTTTGGGCTCCCATCTCACCATCTCCTACCGCCACAACCGGGTCACCGGCGCGCCGCTGTTCGCGGGCAACCAGATCGCCCAGTGTGTGGCGCACGACGTGCGCCAGCAGCTCACGCGCGGCGACGACCGTGTGCTCGCGATCGATCTGGAGCGGCTCACCCGGGTCCGCACGATGCGCGTCAACGACATCACCTACGAGGTCGAGTGGTCGACCGACGCCCCGGTCTCGGACGATCGCGGCAAACCGGTGCTCGGCGTCTGCGAGTTCGATCCGGACGGGCTTCCCGACACGGCGCTGATCTGCGTGAACCCCGATCCGGTCGAGGGGCGGACCGAGCTGCTGCTCAGCACCGGCGCGCATGAGATGGGCCACGGGATCTTCGAGGCGCCGGCCTGGATCTGCGCCCATCAGCGCCGCTCGATGCCGACCCTGTTCGACATCGCCGACCCCTCGGCGCCCAGGCGCGTGTGGCGGACGACCACGCCGAACGAGAGCCACTTCTCGGCGACCTATCCGCCTGGGTCCAACGAGTTCTTTCAGGAGACCCGGGCGAACGAGTTCATGGGCTCGCTGCTGACCCCGCGCCGGTTGTTGTCGCGGCAGTTTACGGCGCATTGCGAAGCTCTGGATCTGCGGCCCGCCGAGATCATCGGCAATGCCAGCCGATCGCTGCTCGCGGGGCCGCGGCGGCCACCCCTAGCGGTCGACCCCGGCGAGGGCAACCTCAGCTTTCTCAAGCTCGAGCTGAGGCTCGGGCTGGAGCAGGTGATCGAGCTTCTGGCGATGGACTTCGGCGTCACCCGGCGGTTCATCGAGGTCCGGCTCAAGAAGTACGGACTGCTGCCGCAGGAGCTGCCAGTCCTCTAGCCCCAGGGAGCGGCAAGGAGGTTTGATGGCCTTGCCGCTTTTTGTTCGACCGGTTTGTCAACTATTTGCGCGAATGCGCAACTGCACGGGAGCACGACATGAACCACGTCAAACTCCGCACCATGCGGCCCTCACGCGTTGCCTTCCACCGCTGGCTGGAGCGCGCCCGCACCGGTGAGCAGCTCGAATACCACCGGGGTCTGCTGACCAGGGACCGCTCGCCCGCATCCGATCTCGCCGATGGCGCCCGGCGCGCGCTGGCCGAGGTGGCGGACGCGGTCTTCCGTGCAGCCGAGGACGGCAGTGTTCACCTGGTGCAGCGCCGGCATGGGCCGTTCGACTTCAGTTACCTCGCCGTCAAGGCGGGCCGCGTCGCCACCGCGGGCGCAGGAGCGCTGCCGCCAATCGAGCAGGCTCTCGCCGCCTGACCGACCCCACCCCAATCGCACAAAGGACACAGCATGGCCATCTCGCTCGCCTCCTTGAACCGCAGCACGGCGCTGAAGCCGCCGCGGATCCTGATCCATGGCGTCGCCGGCGTCGGCAAGACCACGTTCGCCGCCGGCGCGCCCAGCCCCGTCTTCGTCCTGACCGAGGATGGCCTCGGCACCCTCGAGGTCGAGCACTTCCCGCTCGCCCACAGCTTCGACGACGTCGACGCCGCGCTGACCGCCCTCTACGCCGAGGAGCACGGCTTCAAGACGCTGGTGATCGACAGCGTCGACTGGCTCGAGCCCCTGATCTGGACCAAGGCCTGCCAGCTGAACGGCTGGAAGTCGATCGAGGAGGCCGGCTACGGCAAGGGCTACGTCGCCGCCCTCGACCTCTGGCGTCAGTACGTGGAAGCGATCAACACGCTCCGTGACCAGAAAGGCATGGCGATCGTCCAGATCGCCCACACCGACATCAAGCGCTTCGACAGCCCCGAGTCCGAGCCCTACGACCGCTACGTCATCAAGCTCCACGCCAAGGCCTCGGCCCTGCTCCAGGAGCACTCGGACGTCGTGCTGTTCGTGAACTATCGGACCAGCACGGTCAAGTCGGACGTCGGCTTCAATCGGAAGGTTACCCGGGCGCTCGGTTCCGGCGAGCGGCTGCTCCACACCGCCGAGCGTCCGGCCTTCCTTGCCAAGAACCGTTACGGGCTCCCGGACACCCTCGAGATGTCCTGGAGCGCGCTTGCGGGTGCGATGCCCGCAGGGATCCTCCCGAACCCGAACCAGCAGGAGAACTGATCATGGCCAAGCTTGGCGGAACCTTCGACGCCACGGGCGTCGAGCCGAACGCGCCGCTCGAGGCGCTGCCTCCCGGCGACTACAGGGTCCAGATCCTGCAATCGGAGATGCGGGTCACCAAGGCCGGCACCGGGCAGATTCTCTGGCTCGACATGGAGGTGCTGGAGGGGCCGCTCAAAGGCCGGCACCTCTACGACCAGCTGAACCTGATCAACCCCAACCCGACCGCCGAGGAGATCGCGCAGCGCACGCTCAGCGCCATCTGCCATGCCGTGGGCAAGCTCCAGGTCGCGGACAGCGAGGAGCTGCACTTCCAGCCCCTCCTGGTCCGGGTCGCGGTCAAGCCCAACGGCTACAACGAAGTCAAGGGCTACAAGCCGGTCAAGCAGGTCGCGGCAACCGGCACGCCACCCCCGGCGAATGGGCCGGTGGCGTCCCAACCTGGCCCGGGCTCGGTGCCGGCAGCTGGAGCGCAGGTGCGCCCCGCACCGGCAGCCAACACGACCGCGCCCTGGAAGAGGAGCGCTTGATCCGGAGAAAGGCAGCGCCGTCGCCGATCGAGTTTGGCGACACGGCGGCGACGGCGCTTTCCCCACAGACATTCGGAGAACGTCCATGGAGGACAGGACGCTAGTCCCGCGTGCGCCCGCGGGCAAGCCGGAGCGGCCCGCAACCCGCGCCGCGTGTCGCGCGGCCATCGACCAGCTGCGCGCCGACATCGATGCCATCAGGGCGCAGATCGCGACCGCCGACCTGGAGCGCCAGGCCAACCACGGCAAGATGGATCCGCGCTGGTACCATCGGGCGCGTACCGCGATCCGTCACAAGCGCCAGCAGATCGCGGCGCTGACTGCGCACCTGCAGACGCTGCCGCCGGACCGGAAGGGCGGGCTCAAGGACTGTCTGATCGAGGTTCTGCGCGGCGAGTTCGACGACGAGGCGTGGCAGGCCTTTCTCGATCGGGCGCACGCGCTGTACAACCGGCCGGAGGGCGCCTGATGGCGCCGCTGCCGCCGCGCGCCGGCCCCACGGTCGAGGCGATCCTGGTCGCCTACGAGGCCGACGACGGCGACGGCTTCCGCGAGCACCTCGGCGCCTCGGTGATCGCCCGGGAGTGCGACCGGGCGCTCTGGTACGAGTTCCGCTGGGCCACGCGCGCCGCCCAGAGCGGCCGCATGCTGCGCCTGTTCGAGACCGGCCGGCTCGAGGAGGAGCGGCTGATCCGCAACCTGCGCCGGATCGGCGTCACCGTGCTCGACGTCGACCCCGAGACCGGCCGGCAGTGGCACGTCCAGGCGCACGGCGGGCACTTCGGCGGCAGCCTCGATGGCGTCGGGCTCGGCATTCCCGAAGCGCCGAAGACCTGGCACGCCCTCGAGTTCAAGACCCATAACGCGCGCTCCTTCGGCGAGCTGCGCAAATCAGGGGTCCGCGCGGCCAAGCCCGAGCACTGGGCGCAGATGCAGGTCTACATGCATCTGACCGGCCTCACACGCGCGCTCTACCTCGCCGCCTGCAAGGACAACGACGCGCTCTACGCCGAGCGGGTGCGGGCCGACCATGAGGAGAGCGAGCGGCTCCTGGCCCGGGCGGGGCGGATCATCTTTGCCGCCCAGCCGCCGGCCCGGATCAGCGACGATCCCGACTGGTTCCAGTGCCGGCTCTGCCCGCACCACGACACGTGTCATGGTGACCAGCTGCCGGCGCGCACCTGTCGCAGCTGCCTGCACGTGACGCCGACCGAGGACGGGACCTGGCATTGCGCCCGGTTCGACCGGCGGCTCTCGGCGGACGAGCAGCGGGCCGGCTGCGGCTCCCATCTCTTCATCCCCGATCTGGTCCAGGGCGAGCAGTTTGATGCTGATCCCGACGGCGCCTGGGTCGCCTACCGCAGGCCGGACGGCAGCGTCTGGCGGGATGGCGCGACATGACCCTGCAGCTGAGACCGTATCAGCGCGCTGCGATCGACGCGATCTACGACTACTTCGCGGCGGCGACCGGCCATCCGCTGCTCGTTCTGCCAACGGCTTCCGGCAAGAGTCTGGTGGCAGCCGCCTTCATCCAGGAGGTGCTGGCGCAGTGGCCGGACGAGCGGATCATTATCCTGACCCATGTCCGGGAGCTGATCAGCCAGAACTTCGCAGAGCTCATCCGCTTCTGGCCCGAGGCGCCGGCCGGCATCTACAGCGCCGGGCTGAACCGGCGGGATACGCAGGCGCAGGTCCTCTTCGGTGGCATCCAGTCGGTGCACCGTAAGGCCTACGCCATCCAGCGTGCCGACCTGGTGCTGGTCGACGAGGCGCATTTGATTCCGCGCAGCGCCAACACCACCTACCGGCGCTTCCTCGGCGAACTCAGGCGGATCAACCCGCAGCTCAAGATCATCGGGCTGACCGCGACGCCCTATCGCCTTGACAGCGGCATGCTGCACACGGGGCCGGACGCCCTCTTCGACGACATCGCGTTCGACGTCTCGGTGCGCAAGCTGATCGACGAGGGCTACCTCGCCCCTCTCATCAGCAAGCAGACCTCGACCCAGCTCGACGTCTCGGACGTCGCCACCCGCGGCGGCGAGTTCATTGCAGGGCAGCTCGAGGCGGCGGTCGACCGGGATCCGATCACTCAGGCGGCGATCGACGAGGTCGTCGCCTATGGCCACAACCGCCGCTCGTGGCTCCTGTTCTGCGCCGGCGTCGACCATGCGCAGCACGTCTGCGATGCCGTGCGCGGGCGCGGCTTCTCCTGCGCGACCATCTTCGGACACACGCCCAAGGCCGAGCGCGATCGGATCATCGCCGCCTTCAAGCGTGGCGAGGTCCGGGCGCTGGCCTCGATGGGCGTGCTGACCACGGGGTTCAATGCCCCTGCCGTCGACCTGGTCGCCATGCTGCGGCCGACGAAGTCGACGGGCCTCTACGTCCAGATGGCCGGCCGCGGCACGCGCCTCGCCCCGGGCAAGGCCAACTGCCTGGTCCTCGACTTCGCCGGCAACGTCGCTCGTCACGGCCCGATCGACCTCGTGAAGCCGAGGGACAAGCTGAACGGAGAAGGCGACGGCGAGGCGCCGACCAAAGTCTGCCCCGAGTGCCGGACCATCAACGCTCTGGCGGCGCGGGTCTGCATCGAGTGCGGCTACGTCTTCCCCGTGCCGGAGGTGCAGCTCGAGGCCACCGCGACCACCCGACCGATCCT